TTATTGAACTTATCGGATTTATCCGCTATAAGTACTTTAGTAGAGGCAACTTGTGCTGTTACTTTATTTTTTTTTTCAACAATTGACATATTATTCTTCTATAGGTTCTAAATTATTTTTGTCGTTTTTAAGCATTTCTCTGATTGATTTAAAATCACTAAGACTTGCAGAACCGTTGCTTCTTTCTGAAACAGCTGAATCAACATCACCTCTATTTTTAATTATATCACTTTGCAATTTAGCTATTTCTAATTTAATTCTAATAGCAGAATCTTTAATTTTTAATAAATTTCCTTTTTCTTTAGCAATTTTTGTATAGTCATCAACATCAGCTGGTGTAGTACTAGAAGATAATTCATTGATAGTTTTTTGACTATCAGTTATTTGTAAGCATGCATCGTTATAAGTTTCTTGCATAAGACCTTCTAATGATTCATTATTGTTTACTTTTACGCTTTGTTTAGTTTTTCTTGGCATGGGATAGTTTGTTAATTAAATGTTATTTACTATAAATACCTGAAAATCTGTTTTTATACTATTTTTCTAAAGACCACGTTGTTTTAATAGTTCGTACATATCTTTAAATCGTTTCATTGATAATCTAATATCTTTGGTTGATAGATTGGTATAGTTTCGCATGGTTTCAAGTACAGAATTTTTATTGTATTTTGAACCACCATCCATAGATTCAAAAGCGGTTTCCCAATTTTCTAGAATTTCAATCAAAGCATAACCTACTTTTTTCTCATTTTCATTAAGTTTCTTTTTGGGTGGGTGTTTACTATCATCTAATTCTTCTTTAATACCTTCAGAAACTTTTTTAATGAATTTATCCATTGAAAATTCATCGTCATCAATATAGTATACTAAATCATTACGTTCTTCAATATCTTCTGACATATCTTCGTATGAAGCATTTTGTTTTAGGTATTTTTCATCTTTAATTAAAAGACCTAGTATATAGTGTTTACATATGGTTCCAAAATAAGAATAAGCCTTACGACCCGTTTCAAATTTATGTACCTTTGTCATCAGAAATGAAAGGGTGTCTGTATGAAGGTCTTCAAACGTTTCACCCTTTCTATATAATTTATATCTTCTGATTATTGATTCAATCATTTTATCTAACGGGGCCTTAAGCCACTCGTTAAATATTAGATTTCTTTCTGCTTCATCTTCTGATTCCAGAAATTTGATAACGGCTTCTTCTTCATCTGGACCAAAGTACATATCGTTTTTCCTTTTACGTCCTCGTTTATTAACCATTTATCCATTTTGAACTTCATACGTTATTTTTCTATCTTTTGGGAAATAGTACTCTTTTTTAGCTGTTGCTAACCACCATCTAGCTTCTATTGGGTTTAATGTTTCTTTATAAGTCGTAAATAAAGCACCAGGTCTTTGATTAATGTGTTTATAACCAAATCTAGGTAATACCATAACTCTAACATCTTTAAACGTCATACGCAATAAAAATTCATATAAGAATGTTAATTTAATGCTAGGTTTAAATCCACCATTTTCTTCATAAACAGCTTTTCTCATAACCATACCATCAGTATTAAAGTTTTGATATGTTAATAACGCATTGTTATCTAAAATACCTAATTCATCTGAAAAACTGTTAGCCCATACAGCTTCATTGGTTAATCCAATAAATTGATTACCACCATCAACATCAACAATAATTGGTAAAAAGATATCAACATTAGGATGTGCTTGTCTGTAAGTAACCACATTTTTAAACCAAATAGTGGCATATTCATCATCGTATTCAAGGATACTAAACCATTCAGATTTAGCGACACTAACACCATAGTTTACTTGAGACGAGAAATCAGTTTCACCATCATTTTCAGCAACAGTTACAGATTTAGCGTAATCACCAAAATCAAAAGCTTTTACATAAGTAGCAGCATCGCTATCTTTAGGTACCACAACAATTAATTCGTCAGGTCTTACAATTTGAGTTTTAACACTTTCAACAGCATTAAAAAATAATTTTTTAGTTTCTTCAGTCAATTCATGTACTGGAAGAATTACAGCAATATTATTTATTTCTTTCATTTTTTTTGTTTTAATTAATTGTTAGTTGTTTCAGCTTCAGTCTCAACTGGTTCTTGTTGTTTAATATTATTTAACATATTGTTTAATTCAGCAATTCTATTTGAAACTAAACCACCGTATACTTGTGTGATAGCCTCTACTTGTTTTTCAGAAGTATATTTACCTTTACTATTTTGAATTGCTTCGGTTAATTCAGCTGGAACAGCATCTTCTAACCAAACTTTTAAATATGTTGCAATTAATTCTGGAATGTTTAATGCTGTGTTGGTCCAAACACCATTGTTAGTTATAACTTTATTACCTTCTTCATCTGTTGTTTCCATCCATTCTGGAACTAAATTAGGGATTTTACCAATAATAGTTGTATTAGATTCAAAAGCTTCTAATGGGAATGTACCAAAACCTGCAGTATCATCAATCCATATAGCTAAACAACATTTTCCTAATTCCTCAGCAAATTCTTTTCTAGGTAAACCTCTTAATTCTTTAAAAGTAATCCATTTGTACATTGGGTACTGTAAATAAAATGCTTTAGCAATTTTAGCAGCATCTGATTGATTTCTAGTATGCAATGCAACAACTGGAATTTTAGGTTTTTCACTAGGTTTAAAATAACTAGGAATTGATACTGGCACCAAATGTAAATTAATTGATGGGAATAAAGTTGATAAGTATTGTGCTTGTTTAACGCTAGTTGTAATTACATCATTAAAACCATAATCAACATTCCATCTTTTACCAATTGGTAATAATTCTAATAAGTAATCATAACTTTGTGAGAAAACAACTTTTTTACATGGAAACCCTTTAACTTGGTCCATAATGTTAGAAAATATTTCTGGGATGATAATAAAATCAGCTGGTCCAACATTTAATTGTTGACCTTCAATTGAAACATGTGGTAATTGTGCGTATTCTTCACCTAACCATTCAGCGATACCTTGTCCTTCTTCATTACCTCTAAGTTTGTAATCATTTTTTTCGTGTAGAATAGTTGCGTTATATCCTAATTCGTTTAGTACCTTTACATGTTCATAAATGTTTGCAATACCAGCAGTTGGGTTCCCTTTAGTATCTAGGGTAAAAAAGTATAAATTAAACGTTTTATCCGTTAAATTTTGTAGCGTACTTTCAATTTGTTTTTTTTGTTCTTCCATTTGTTTTTTGAAGTTTTAATTTGTTATTCTTTTTCTTTTATTATTCCATACTCATAAAGAGTGTTAAATGCTATTTTAAACGATAATGACCCTTTTTCAAGTCCTCTTTCAGCACCCATTGTATCATCTATTTCATCAGTATCTGTGACATCTAAAATAACTTCAATCATAGTTCTCATTAAATCATATTTAGCTGCGTTAACTTCTCTAACTCTTTCAGTTTTGCTTTCATTAACTTCAACACTAATTATTTTACCTTTTTCGTCTAAATAAGTTTTAGTATGGGTTTCAACTAATTTTGTTGGTTCCAATTCAGGACTAATTACTTTTTCTAATGCATCAACATCAATGTAATACACTATTCCACCAAATTCTATCATATATTAAATTTCTTCGTAAGTTGTTATTTTTGTATTTAGAATTTTGGTTCTAAGGTCTTCATTTTTAATAAAATCTAATATTGAATCTATTTCAAAATCAGCAACAACATCTTTATTATATGTTGTATTTACTTTAACACTGATTTTACCTGAAGGTTTTGCTTCTAAAGCCTGTGGATTAGCTGTGATTAGTACATCAAGCCCATCCCATTTACTAGCATAATCGCTAACAAATCTTATTTTATCTATTCTACAACTAGTTTTTGATAAAAAGAAATAAGTTGAGGGTATACTTTTATCGATTTCACGACTAACGATTTCAATTTCATGTTCTTCGTCATCTTTAATATCCATTAAAAAAGTATTGAAACGGTTCATTAAACCGTCTGACATCTGGTCAGCATGACCAAAAATTTCTAGAGGTGCTTCTAAATAAAGAAACGTATTAAATTTGTTGATGTCATCAAATTTAAAAAATTCGATTAAGTTAAAATTTGTAATGTCTTCTTCAGTAACATTACTTTCTCCAACATACTTATCATAAGTATAAGCTAGCTGGCCAACATAATCTCTTAAAACCTCATTTAATGTAATTCCTATCTTCATATGACCAATCTAATGATTATATGAAGATAAGTAAATAAAAAAACACGAATTTATCTAAATAAAGATAAAAATTTTTGAAAAAAAGATTTAGGTTTTTCTTTTTTGTATATAATTGGGTTATATTCTAATTTCTTTTTGTAGTCTTTATGTTCAAATATTTGAATAAAATATTTTGTAAGTCTATGTCTAACAACTTCGGCTTCGGTAAATTCAACTACATTAACACCTTCTTCAGGAATTAATTTTGCCATACGAACCAATTCTGACAAACAACTAGTTTCTGGTTTTTTTAAATCTACTTGGTTACTATCACCCAACGCAATAACTTTGGTATTTTCTGAAAAACGAGTAAGAAGTGTTTTACCGTTATTATCAGTAACATTTTGAAATTCATCAAATAAAATAATACAGTTAGCAATTGACCTTCCACGAATACTTCCAAATACTTCCATTTTAATATATCCAGCTTCAAGTAATTTGTTGGTTAATTCTTCTCCAATTAACTTGTAAAAAGCATCAAAGAATGACATCATTATAAATTTAAGTTTATCTTTTTCATCACCAGGAAGTGTACCCAAATCTTCGTCTTTAAGTTGTACTATAGATTTAACTAATTTTATTTCTTGGTATTTGTCTGGATTAGATTTTAAAAGTAATAAAGCTTCAGCAACACTTAAAAGAGTTTTACCAGTTCCTGCTGGTCCAGTACAAATTGTCACATCACCGTTTTTAATTGCAAGTGTTAATTTTTTCTGTATTTCATTTTTATGTTTTAAATCTATTTTTATTTGAGATAATAAATCTACATTCT